GCGCATTGTCCGCTAGCCATGTCGTCTGTAAAATTATTCATATCTATGCGCAATTTCTCTCGAAATGCGGTTATAAAGCCCATCGTTTCTAGTTGCATGTGTTACTCCTTAGTTGGTTTGAACTTATCAGCTACTTCTTTTTCTTTAAGCTTGAACTCACGGTTCTTGCCATCTTCGATAACTTTAAGTTGTGCATTCATACCAGCAATACGCTCAGTTGATGCAATCTGTTCTTCTTTAATACGTATCTCGTCTGCCTTAGCCGCCGCATCTGCCATGACCTTCTTCTCTTTAATCGCTGCTTCCTTAGCCTTAGTGGCTGAGTCTTGCATCTGGATTTGAAGAACTGGGTCTTGAGCATTTTGCTGGGCTTGTTGCTGTGCAACCTGAGCTTGACTTTCTGCCAATACCTGCGTAGCAGCTTCAGCCATGAGACGACTAATCTCTTTCTCCATAGCTTCTGGCAACTGGTCTTCTTCGCCTGGTAAGCTAATACCTAGAGCAATCTCAATCTTCTGACGATAAGCATAGCCGACGTGTTCAGCGATATGTGCCTGCATTGAACCCATAATTGCCTGAGCTTGTGGGTTTTGCCCAATAAGTTGTTGAACAAGTGGGTCATTCATAGCGCTGGTATGTACCTTGATATGAGCTTCGTGGTCTTGGTAAATAAACGCCTTGAGTGGTTTACCACGTAGTGCATTCTGGTTCTCAGAAACTGGGTCTGTTGGTTTCTGGTCTTCTTCCAACGGAACTAGCTTATCAGCATGCTTAATACCCAACACCTCTAACATCTGACGATGCAGAACAGGTAGGTTGTAAATCTGTGGTGCTTGCTGGGCTAACTGAATAACCGCTTGATATTGAACAACTCGCTGAGAAAGAGTTGCGGCGTTAGGGTCACTAACTGGCAACACATCAACCATTGAGTAGTCTGAACGTTTTGCTCTTGAGCTACCTTCTTCTGGCTCGTAGGTGTACTCATCATCTGTGTAGTCACGAATAATGCCAGCTAAAAGCTGTAGCTCTTGCTTCATCGAATAGTGAACACGGGCTTGTACCGCAGACATCACCTTCAAAGTTCTTTCCAAGATAGCCAATGTAGTTCCCACTGGTGCTTGGTTAGACATATCAGCAATCTTCATATCAGAAGTAGCCGCAAAACGACGTCCTTCTTCAACGATTCTGTCCATCAAACCTGCTAAGACTTGTGATGGTTCTTTGTAAGGAAGAGGTAAGATATTGTCACGAATAGCACCTGAACCAACGTCCACGTCACGGAACTCGCCTGGAGCAATAGGTGTGTCATCACCCTTGATTCTTAATCCACGTGCTTTAAGACCACCAGGTAGGTTAGATAAAGTACCGGCGTCAACGAGTTGTCTCATTATAGAGGTAGCAGATTTAGCATAGCCACCAATCAAATGGAACAAGCCAAAGCCATAAGCTCCGTAGCCAGGAATATACTGGTAGTGAACAAAGTGGTGACGCTTAAGTTTTAATGAATCTTCTTCTTTCCAGTTACGGCGAATAGCTAAAACTTGATTTGTACCGCGAATCATTGTTACTACATAAGGTAACGCAATACCTGTTAACTCACCATCTTTATCTCTGTCTTCATACCCCGGTAAGTCTAAGTCAACGTGACTTTCATAAAGCTCAAAGCGGTCGTCAAATGTAGCTGAGAAGCCAGTCTCTTTATCTTTGCGTTCTTGAATATCACTTGAGTATTTGGTAGGCTCGCCTAGCTCAACGTCGCAATAAAACCCAGCATTAATTAGTTTAAGCAAGTCGTTCTTGGTCTTACGCATGCGATGTGTTACACGGTGGCAAGTATGAATCTCACTAGTACCGTAAGGCAAAATTACATCTTCTGCAGGAATAAATATGGATACTTGACGTTGTAATGATGGGTCATAGTAGACCTTCTTAAACGCAGAACCAGTACCTGGCAAGTTCCATAACATCTTCTCGTGATCTGGACGATACTCAGGCATCTTCTCTGTCAACTGATAGTTCATGTCATCTTGAACACGTACTGCAGCTTCTTTCTTCTCAGTAGTCTCTTTACCAATAATCTGTGTACGGCAAGGTCCTTTAGCTGGGAATGTCTCCATAATCGTATCTGACTGGAAACGCACAACTGCCTCTGTAATCATCGGGTGAAATACGCCACAAGCGCCATCCCATGGTTCAGTTCTTTCTTCAAACTTCAAACCAAGTAACGTAATACCGTCGCGATACATCTCTTCCCAGTCTTTGCGAGATGCGATGTCATTATCAATATCTTCAGACAAATCACCAGCCAAAGACTGAATATCACTCTCAGACATAACTTCAGCTAAGTTGACGTTAAAGTCTTCGTCATCCTCGCCTTTTTTTAAATCGAGCTCAAACCCACCCATTTTTATTCTTACTTCTTCTGGGTCCTCAATCTCAATCTCAATGTCCGGTTCTGCCTCTAAAGAGCCTAAGCCCATCGGCGCTTCATATAAACTTTTTTCAATGCTCATCATTTATCCTTAATAATACGCAGCTTTTCTGCGGTGTTTGTACAAGTAATCATCATCTTTCTCATCCGAGTCAAGACTAATAAATCCGCCCTGACGATAGCGTAACAGGGCTTGTGTGCACGTGTCCACAAAGTCGTCGTGTTCGCCAACCGGAAATGAGGCAACCTCTTCTATTACATCGCGTGCCCAACGTGTATCTGGTGCCCATACTTTACCACTTGTGAACAGGTCTGCGACAGCATTTAAACGTACCATTTTGTCGTTGCCTCGAGAGGGGCTGAACTCCTGCACAGGTATACCCATACTACGTAGCTCTTGAATCAATGGTGCTCCGGCTGCTTTTTTCTCCACAATAAACGCATCTGGCTTCCACTCTTTATAGTGTTTTAGCGCCGCTTGCTTTAAATCCGGGAAGGCAAGACGTTCTTTAAACGCGTCAAGCAAAATTAAATTAGCGTTTCCATTATCCTCGTCGTTATACCAAACGCCCCAAGTTGTGCAAGCACTGTAGTCACTTGTGTTCTTTGTCTCGTGGGCTGTATCCCATGACTGAATGATGTAATCACAAGGCGGTGGGTCGTCGTGTTCCCATATCTGCCAATCTTTTCTACTAATAACAGCAGACATATCTGATGTCGGCTTCTGCATATATTGAGCATTCCAATACCGTGGGTCAATAGACGCTTTAGTATTCTTTAACGCTTCAAGGCTCCACTGGGCTGGCCAGAGAGACTTCTCATTATCTGTGTTCTCGTTGACGATGGCAGGTAACTCAACTAACTCCCAAGGAATAGTGTCCGGGTTTCTAATCTGGTAGTCAAGTAAACGTCCAGTCAAGTCTAATAATGACCATCTAGTCATAATCACAATAATCGCACCACCTGGCATTAGACGTTGTAGTGGACCGGTCTGAAACCAACCCCACGCATTATCAAACGCCAGACGGCTATTAGCCTTCATATCTTGTTCAGAGTGTGGGTCGTCAATAACAAATAAGTCAGCGCCACGACCAGCCAAGGCACCACCAACGCCAGCAGCGTAATATTGACCGCCAGCACCAGTGGACCATTTACCAGCAGCCTTCTGGTCATCCGCCACCACAGTCTGAGGGAAAATCTCACGGTACTCCTCCGAATCAATTAAGTTACGTACACGTCTACCAAAATCCTCAGACAGCGAAGCTGTATGGGTGCCCATAATAATCTTCTTCTCAGGATAATTACCTAGAAAATACGCTGGGAACAGGTAAGAACTGAACTCAGACTTACCCATACGCGGTGCTATATTGATAATCACACGCTTTTTCTTGCCATCTACCACATCTTGGAAGATTTTGGCTAGTTTTCTATGGTGTGGACCTACTTTAAATCCCGGATAAATTGCTTTTGCGAACTCTATCGGGTCACTTTTAGCTTTTTTAAGCTGATAGCGTTCTTCTTTCTTCTCCAAATTCGCTAAAAACGTCAGTTTCTCAGCTTTAGTCATGTGCGGCAGAGCTCTCTGCGCAGCCATAGCTTCTTCTGGGGTTAGGCATTCGTAGTTTTGCATTTATATTTTCTTAGGAAACTTCTTTTTTAAAGTTGCCGCGTTTGTTTTGGCGTCGTAGTTGTAGTCGCTTGCTTTATTTCCGCTTCTTTTTACCGCTCTATCAATTGCTCTCTCCCCCGGGCTCATCTCATCTCTTATTTTTCCGCCTTCGGTTAGTTTTATTGAGTCTTTTTCCATTGAGCCATAGCGGCGCAGTGCAGCAATAGCTGCCGCCTCTGGGTTTTTAACGCCTGGGCTGTTATCTTTAATCTGCTGTGTCAGTCTTTTCAGAATCGTTGGCGTCGCCATCTTCTTCCTCCGTTATGTCTGTAACTACTACATCTACTGCACCCATGTATCTACCGAGTTTTTCTTTAATACGCGCATCTAGTTCTTCGTCGCTTACTTCCTCGTTCTTTACAGAAATTCTATCTGTGAAAAGAGCAACTTCGGTAACTTTACCTAACATCTCTAGTGCTTTTAGCCTAATACGAGCGTCAGGGTGTTGTATTTCTTTAACAATATGGCTGACTGCCATGCTTCTGAGTTCTTCTGCTTGTTCAACAAACTGCCATTGATAAGCCGTGACCATACCAATCGCTGACTTTATTTCATCTGGTAAGTCAAGTTCTAATAATTTTCTTTTTGCTGACGGGTCATGTGTGACGAGAGAGTTAAAGGTGCTCACCACCTTCTCTTGCCTAGCTTCATTCAAAATATCTTCATCATCGTCTTCAAAAGCCGAGAGCCACTGACTGGTTTTAAATTGCGCGTTCAGTGTTTGTGCTGGGGTTGCATCTTCAAGGGGGTCAAAGGTCGCGTCGCCTGCCATCATGTCAGGTACGTAATCTGCTTCTGCTGCGGATACTAGGTGTTCTAGCACTGTATCAAAATCCCCTTTGGTTGCGTGTGGTCATCACGAGTACACGTAGTGTACTCGCTTTTTAAATTTTAGTGTATACTTTTTTTACCGCAGTTCTTTTACCCCTTCGTTTGGTTCTGCGGTTCCTTATGTGAGAGTGTTTAGCCCCCGGTACCCCCGGGGGTTTTTTTTGGGTGGAAGTGTCTAAAGTTTGACATGAGTCGGTCAATTTTTTATAGTAGGGGTGGGGGGGTCTAAATTTACAACATTTGACAAAAAATTACAGAATGGCTGAGGAACAGTGTTGCCGTAGTCTAGCCCCCGCATAGCTGAATCTGGTCGGTGGGGAGTGGGTGGGGTTTCGCCGTTGCCACATAGAGTTCTCCACAACGGGTTGTGGTATAATAGAGTTATCGGTTGAGTACATTCAATCGTGTGTTGCCGTGCCACTCAGCACGGCTTTTTTATTTGGAGAACTATCGTGATTAAATCACATCAAGCCGTTGTGCAGAATTATTGCACAAAGTTAGAAGCTCACATCAAGTCAGGTGTTGAGTTACGCAAGGCACTACAACAGCTTGTGCCTATCTTCAACAAAGCAACAGTAGAGGAACAGCTTGCAATACGCACAGAGGTAGTCAAGCTCATTGGCAAGCTCAAGGGTGTTACGCCTAAGCTCATGGAGAAGGGTGCTTACAAAGGCTCGTTAGGCTTTGATGCTCATGGTACAGAGGTAGAGAATCAAGCTAGGGTCATGGTGCAAACCTATCTACCTAGCAAACCTAAGAAGCCCAAAGGTTCTGCACAACCCGTTGCCAAACAGGTTGATGCCGTTGAAGCTCTACTCGCTACGCTATACAAGATGTCTATCAAAGACCAGCAACGATTTGATGTGCTGTACATCAAAGACAAAAAAGCAAAGCGTAAGTAATTGTGCAGGTTTTCTGCACAACAAATTTGACAGAACTCGTGAAGAAGTGCGAGAGAGTAAGGCTTCTTTGCGGTTCTGTTATCTGTCTAATCTAAATGAAGGAGTATCAAATGTACGCAATCAAAATAGAAAATCAATGCACAACCCGTTGGTACAAAGCGGATAACAAAACAGATGCTTTTGAACTGTTTGATTTGTTAACCAAGACCTGCCGTTTCGTTCAAGTATGGGACGGCGATTTCCTAATCTGTGAATACAAAAACTAAGGAGTATCAAATGAAACGAGTACCTAAACCTGTTGCAGAAGTTTTATTGCCACCAATTCATCTAACACAAACAGAAGTAGCACATATGCTAGTAGCACTACACGACTATGAATGCGATTGTGATGAAAAGGTGCAACTAATCTCAAACCTAAGCTATCAATTAGCTATGGCACAAATCTACAAAAACTAAGGAGTATCACCATGAGCAAACTAGCATACATAGCTAACTTAGCCTACACAGTAGCGTTTATCTATTCAATCATTAAGGTAAACGAAAACCCTGCACCTCTATGGATATTCATGGTCGTGCTAACCACAATCGTTCTAACAGTAATCTTCTTAACCCATTGTTACACAGTAACAGAAAGGAAATAACCATGCTAGACCCAAAGTATTGCTACCTATTATCACAGGTGAAAACCAAACCATCTAAACCACAACCCGTTGTGCAGAAACCCTGCACTAAACCCGAAGACGATACGCCTATCTCAATGGCAGACGCCTTCAACACCTTCACCCCGCTTACCTATGTAAGCAACAAGTTTAACTAACCAACGAAAGGAAACACCATGCAATCAAACATTCAAACCTATCAAGGCGGTGGCTATGTGTTCATCAACAACACCACCAAACAACCAATCAACAAAGAGTTCCGCAAGGACTACAAGTCTGCGTTCAGATATTGGGCGAAGAAGTACAAGGGTTCTGATGTACTAATCAAGCCTGTTGCAGATGTACAGTTCTTCTTCATGTCATATGACATTTAACTTTGTGCAGGGGTTCTGCACAACCTGTTGCTGTAGACCCCTCATTTTTACCCCTTTGGACATTAGTCCACCTTTTATAGGCAGATGGACACTAAGTGGACACCCGCTAAGCCTTGCAGTAATTGGCTGTGTCCAAATCCGAACCTACCTATATATATAAATATATTCTTCTACTACATAATAATAAGTAAGATAAAAATTGGACAGGCTTTTACCTTTGAGAATTTTTTTTAGTCTGATAATTCTCTAAAAAAAGTGGGTAGTTGGTATCCATGTGCCACAAACCCTGTTACTATATAGGGGAAGAGGTGTCCCACTAGTGCGTCCACACGACTATAAAAGGTGGACGCAACTGAATAAAATTGGACGCAAACAGGAGAAATCTATGACAACCACACAAAAGATTGTGCAGAAAGTCTGCACAATGTGCGAAGAAACTAAACCAATCGCACAATTCAAACGACTACTTACACTCAGGCAATCTGCGTTTTATTTGAAGCGACCTACTCGCACTCGTCTTACGGTCATCTCTACTAGATGCAAAACCTGTTGGCACAAAAGCAAACGCAAGACACCTCTCACCCTAAAAGATATTCAACGCAAGAAACTTAGTGGTGACTTACATACAGTTATGGCAGACCTGATGACCAAAGAATTAAGGCAAGCCATACCCGAAAGACGGGCTAGAGTTATGAAAGAGTATTGGCACAAGAAGAAGCAAGAACCACTCAAGCTACTCAAGAAGAACCTACAACAACAAGTAAACGAATATTGCAACAGACACAACGCATACCGAGCAACAGTAAACAAATTAGAGAACCCTTCACCTGAACAGCACGCTATGCTACGACAGCATAGAGAAAACTATGAACAGGCTAAACAGATAAGGGATAACTTAATCAAACAACTACAAGAGGGCAAACAGATTGACCCACATATCAAAATCGTAACACTACTTAAAACAAACGAAAGGAGTAACACATGATTGACTTTAGAGATGAGCTTGAAGATTTTTGGAAGAAGTTCGGCTGGGTCTTGCTGACCTTGGCTACTTTGTATTTCGCAGGTCATATTATTTATTACTTTGTAAGGGGGTTTTTAGATGTTTAATTGGAGAGAGGTATCAGGGCGTAATGCCGAGCTTGCATGGCTACGCCGAGAGAATAAAAGAAAAGAGTTGTGCAGAAATCCTGCACAAAGCAACACACACTTCACCACAACAAGTGGCACACGCTACTTGACAACACAGAAAGGAAAGCAACATGACTACTAAACTACTAGCAACATACGAGTATTACCTTGAGAAGCATAGATTGAGTCCTCTCAGTTGGAGTCGCCCTGAGATTTATCAGAATTGTAGAGAGGTGATAAAGCAACAGATGAACCCAGTCTACGCAGATAGGTATATGCCATTC